CCACCAAACCACGCGGCTGATTGAAAGTGAGCTCCGATTAGTGTCTTTCCTAAGATGTTAAACTACACCTGGGTCAAGCCAGCGGATTCATCCGCTATTCCCCGTATACCAATAATTCAGGTATTCTTTCGATAAAACGGTTGAAGGTCCCGCAACCTCCAATGTCAAACGTTGAATAAAAGGCAAAACTGTTGGATCGAATCCATACAAAAATTGATAAGATGTCATTGTTTCTTCGGCGAATTTCGGGTCCAAGTACAAAAGATTGAACATATGTTTCGATTTATAAGCTGGAACGCAAGTTGTTTCAGTAAACTCATGGCCACCGAACTTAATCGGAAAACCCAAGTCATATTCTTTAACAATTGCGCCAACCCTACGCAAATTTTGGATATATAATGGTATAGGAATACGAGGCTCCCGTTCAACTGTGTCATCTCCTAAAGAGAAAATGATCGCATCGTCAAAATTAGTTGCTAACAATTGGTCAGCAACTTGCCAAACCGAGTTAAAACCGATCGTACCTAAACAACCGGATTTTTGGATTCCATCAACCAATTGCTCGTAAACACATCCACAACTTAACTTGTAATGAACGTGTCCCGCGCTGAACAGCGCTTTCATACGGTTATGGAAAACTTGTTCCCACTCCGAATTTACAAAAAGCACCATCCTGGGTATAAAAGAGTCTAAGAACTGGGCGTGCCATTTCTGGACAGTCCAATCCCAACAAGATTTGTCTATCGACAAAGGTTTAAATGAACGAAAAACTTTCGACATCCATTTATATCCACCACGCTGTGGTGTCCAACCCGCTTTCGGGGGTATCTCCAAAACCACTTCAATCATTTTGTCTAACCAGTTGCCATATAAAATGCGATCTATAAGAGTATCAGTTAACCCAACACTCGAAATTAATCGCCAGGATTTCTTATCCCGCTTGGAAATCTTATGGGGTTCTGGTTTTATGAACAAGAAAATAGGGTCCGACTCCGGATGGTCTTCTAACTCCATCCAGCGACGTGCCACAGCTTGCTCAACTGCCATCAATTTAACAGGATCACAACGTATCCCATCAAACCCAAAGAGATCCCGATTCGTTGGAGCCCATTGTCTCCAAGGCCAACCTGGACTAGCATTCCAATCCACCGAGTCAATTATAAATTTTTCAAAATTCTCTGGCCAACCTTTCATTACAACTTTACTTGGCGAGAAAATACCTTCCATCCGATGTAATAACTTTTCCATATTGGCATCGACAAACGCATCATCAACCTGTTCTCGTGCTTGTTGATTCATGCGAGCATGGTAACAAAGAGATTCATCTACGGCTTGTGCGTCCGTTTCCGGCCACACATATTCTGCTTCAAAACCGGGCGAGATCAAATTCATTTCCTGTACATGAGATTCCGAAATGGGGTGTTTACTAACCTTTAAAGGGCGCTTGTACTCGCAAGTGTGACG